TACAAGATTTGGTGCAGATGAACCAAGAGCTTGAGAAGTTTTCGGGCAAACAGAGTACGGAAGTAGGCGAGCTGCGAAGATTGGTTGACGGATACATTCAGACAGAACTCGACAACAAGCAAGCACCTGAAACACAGCAAGAAGATAGCAACACAAATGATGTTGATTTTTTTGTTGACCCACAAAGTGCTGTTAATCGGGCTATAGACAATCATCCTAAAATCAAAGAGGCAGAAACGTACACTAAACAGTACAAACAACAGGCCACTCTTGCACAGTTAAGATCAGATCACCCTGATATGGATCAAGTTTTGCAAGACCCTAAATTTGCTGAATGGATAAAAGGATCAAAGGTTAGAACGCAATTGTTTGTTAATGCAGACCAAGCGTATGATTATGATTCGGCAAATGAGCTATTTTCGCTTTGGAAAGAACGAAGCAGTATAGTTCAGCAAACTGCAATAGCAGAGCGCGCAAGTCGTAAGAGTGCGGTTAGATCGGCAGCAACAGGCAATGCCCGAGGTACAGCGGAAAGGTCAAACAAAAAAGTTTATCGTCGTGCTGACATTATTAAACTTATGAAGACTGACCCAGACCGTTATAACGCTTTATCAGATGAAATACTGAAAGCATACGCGGAGGGTCGAGTTAAATAGCCTAAAGGAGAATTATCATGGCTACTGCAACTTATCCTGGCGCGGGTGGTAATACCGCATTAACAGAAGTGGCAACATTTGTACCAGAAATTTGGTCAGATGAAATTATTGCTGCCTACCAAAAGAACTTGAAGATGGCTCCCCTTGTCAAGCGCATTTCTATGTCTGGCAAAAAGGGCGACGTTATTCATATTCCTAAGCCCACTCGTGGTGATGCCAATGCTAAGTCGGCTGATACTGCGGTAACTATTATCGCTAACACTGAGTCAGAGCTGACAATTACTATTAACCGTCACTTTGAATACTCGCGTTTAATTGAAGATATTGTAGAAGTTCAAGCTTTGTCTTCTTTGCGTCAGTTTTACACTGAAGACGCTGGTTATGCTCTAGCTGTACAGGTTGATAATGACCTGCACTCTTGCGGTACTGGCTTTGGTGATGGCGGTGCAGTTGTATTTTCTGGATCAGTAGCTCCTACTGACTACCAGCACACTGGCTGCTTTTTGAATACCAATGACTCAACGACTCAGTACACTGACGATACTATTGATGGTATTGCTGGTGATAAGTTTACTGATCGTTTTTTCCGAGACATGATCCAAAAACTGGATGACAACAATGTCCCAATGGAAAATCGTTACTTTGTTATTCCCCCTGGAGTGCGGAATGAAATTATGGGCATTGACCGATATGTTTCATCTGACTTTGTAAGCGGCGGAGTAGTAAACAGCGGGCTTATTGGTAATCTTTATGGCGTAGATGTATACGTGTCTGCTAACTGTGCGACTATTGAAGCTGCTGCTGCTAACACTGCTGCAAGTGTCGATACTCGCGCGGCGTTGCTTTTTCACGCTGACGCAGTTGTGATGGCTGAGCAAATGGCCGTTCGATCACAGACGCAATACAAGCAAGAGTACCTGTCTACTCTGTATACTGCTGACACTCTTTATGGTGTTCAAGTATATCGTCCTGAAGCTGGGTTTGTGCTCGCACTACCATCTGCTTAATCTATACGGGGGCTTCGGCCCCCCTTTCTTTATATCCAATGTTTTCCTTGGAGTAGTTCATGGCAACCACAATTAAACTTAAAAATGGATCGGGTGCGCCCTCTGCTAGTGATTTAGTCCAAGGCGAACCGGCAATTGATTTAACAAACAAAAGACTTTATACCGAAAATGGCAGTGGTGCTGTTATTGAAGTGGGATCAAACCCAAGCAGCCTTTCTATTGCGGGGACTGCAATTACCGCTACAGCGGCAGAGTTAAACATTCTTGATGGCGTAACCTCTACTGCGGCTGAGCTTAATATTCTGGACGGAGTGACTTCTACTGCGGCTGAGCTAAATATATTAGATGGTGTTACTTCGACAACGGCAGAATTAAACATTCTTGACGGGGTTACAAGCACAGCCGCAGAATTAAATGTGCTTGATGGTGTTACAGCCTTTGTTGATGAAGATGATATGTCTAGCGACTCAGCTACATCTATCCCCAGCCAGCAATCAGTAAAAGCATATGTCGATTCTGTAGCAACAACATCTGATTTAGACTTTCAGGCTGACAGTGGTGGTGCCTTAAGCATTGACCTTGACTCAGAAACTATGACGTTTACTGGGGGAACGGGCGTTGATACGTCTGGATCTGGGAATGCGGTTACATTCGCAATTGACGCTACAGTTGCAACTCTTGCTGGCAGCCAAGCACTCACCAACAAAACATTAACATCGCCTGTTTTAAATACGGGCGTTTCTGGCACTGCGGTTCTTGATGAAGATGATATGTCTTCAGATTCTGCAACTCAGCTGGCTACGCAACAATCTATCAAGGCGTACGTTGATTCTCAGGTTGCATCTGCGGATACACTTGCAGAGCTTACAGACACAAATGTTACAAGCCCTGCCGATGGTGCTTTGTTGTTTTATGACACGGGCACATCAAAGTGGATTGACAATGTAGTTTCTGGCGACATTACAATTGCCGATACTGGTGTGGCGGCTATTGGCTCTGGGGTTATTGTTAATGATGATGTTAACGCCAGCGCTGCTATAAGCGTTTCTAAGACGGCTTTGGCAGCAGGTACGGGCCTTACCCTTAGTACGAATACTTTGTCTGTGGATGCATCTCAGACGCAGATAACGGCAGTTGGAACAATTGGCACAGGAACCTGGCAGGGTTCAGTTATTTCTGATACCTACGTTGCCAATGACCTAACCATATCTGCCGGCACAATTGAAAACACAATTATTGGTGCAGCTACAGCCGCTGCAGGTACGTTTACTACGTTTACCTCCACAGGCCTCGACGATAATGCCACAAGCACTGCGATCACGATTGATGCGTCAGAGAATGTTGGTATTGGTACTGCGAGTCCTGCCGTAGAGGTTGAAGTTGCTTCAGCAGCTCCTCAAATACGCCTCACAGACACAGACGGCGGGTACTGCGAAGTAACAAATGTAAGTGGCAATCTGCTGCTTCAGGCTGATAAGGGAGACACTGAGGCATCTAGCTCCATGCGGTTTGATGTTGATGGCGCAGAGCGTATGCGTATTGATAGCTCTGGTAACGTAATGATAGGAGCCACAAGCACCACCAAAAACTTTTTATTAGAAAATCCATCTACGGCTTCAGGTGAAGATGTATCTTTTAGGATAAAAACAAACGGAACAGGCTCATCCGCTGATGCTGTTTTTGAAATGATTGCGAGCACAACTGGGGAGTGCCTTATTAACTTTGGCGATAGTAACGACGCCAACATTGGGAACATCCGTTACGATCACAATATTAACGCAATGCGTTTTATCACTAATACAGACGAAGCCATGCGTATTGATAGCTCTGGTAACGTAGGTATTGGTACTTCATCCATTAATACTTCTTACAAGCTAAATGTTGAAGGGGCTATTATTCCTATTTTGGCAACGTCTAGTAGCACGTCAACGTCATCTAGGTATGCTTGTGTGGCGACTGCTAGGCCGTCGAATGTTGTAGGCAGTGGGTCTGGATACGGGATGAACATGAATAATTCGTCCGGTAGCATGACTGAGTATGGATACATTGGTGGGCTGATTGAAAGTAATACGGCAGGCTCTCAAAGTGGGGCTTTAGTCTTTGCCCCAACCAGTTCCGGTACTAGAACAGAGCGTATGCGTATTGATAGCTCTGGTAACGTGGGTATTGGTACTACGAATCCGCAAAAACCGCTTCATGTAAAACTTGCAACGAACGAGAATGTTGTAATTCAAACTGGTGGGGGCGGCGACGCTCGTATCAGTGCGATAAATGACGCCTTTTCTACGACAACCCAGTTTAGCGTTCAAGGCGATCCCCTTTTGTTTGGAACATTTGGTGGGGGAGAAGCTATGCGTATTGATAGCTCTGGCAACTTGCTGGTTGGTAGAACAAGCACTAGTTATGGCTATGGTACGACTGGGGCTTTTATTTTAAGTGCCGGACAGATACAAACCGAAGTTAGCGGTGCATGTTTATTTCTAAACAACACAAACGGGACAGGAACAGCTACCATTATTTCCTTGTCCAGAGGAAACAGCGGGGCGGGAGGAATTGCCTCGTCTGCGGGAGGAACCCCGTCTTTTGTATCAGCGTCAGACGCGGCACTCAAAGATAACATTCAAGACCACGGCTCTGAACTTAATAACGTCATGGCTATCCAGACTCGTGTATGGGACTGGAAAGATGAGGCGAAAGGTTCTGGGGAGGGCGTTGTGGCGCAAGAATTAGAGCAAACTGCATGGGCTGATTTGGTGTCTGAAGGCTATGATGGATATAAGCAAGTCTCTGGATTAGGCGTTGTTGAAACAAGACTTATTAAAGCCATCCAAGAGCAACAAGCAATGATTGAAGAACTTAAAGCCGAAGTAGCGGCACTTAAAGGAGCATAAACAATGGCACACACATGGACTGTATCGGCAATGGACTACACCGTCTCACAAGATGGCAAAACAAACGTAGTCAACACCGTACACTGGCGTGTATCCAAGACTGACGGA